GTGCCTGTAGGCGCGTTCGATCACAACGCGCAGCGGGCCTGGGAGCATTTCCAGGTCCAGCGTGGCATCGATCGCTACCGCCGGACCCTCGTCCGCGACAAAGAGGACGGCACCACGACGACCCGAGACCTCGGGGAAGTCCAGCATGGTCAACGCATCGCCTCGGAGCTGATTGGCCCGATGGTGGCGGCGGTTACGGCGAAGCAAGCCGAGTACGCCGACAAGCTCGAAGACCCGAACACGAAGCGCATCGCGGACGCGACTGCCGTGTTTGGTGCACTCGATGCGGAGACCATTGCTGCATGTGCCGTCCTCACGGCCCTGGCGAACCCCGTGGACGCCGGCTGGACGGGCGTGCGTGTGTCCTGTGCCGCCCGCCTGCGTCACGAGCTGGAGTACCAGGACTGGGCGCGGGCCGAGCGGGAGGCCGAGAAGCACCGCAAGGAGCACGCAATCGACGGCATCAACATGTTCAAGCTGATGCTGCGCCGGAACAAGGGCGACGTCGATAAGCGCGTGTTCGACAAGTGGTCAAAGAAGACCCAGACGCTCGTGAAGCTCGACTGGACCCACGAGCAGAAGATCCACATCGGGTCGGCCGTCATGGCGCTCCTGGTCGAGTCCAACGGCTGGTTCGAGGTCAAGGAGCAGCGCGAGGAGGGGAGCAAGTTCCCCAAGCTGGTCTTCGGGATGACCGACACCGCCCTGGCCCTGACCGGCACCCTCCAAGAGACGTGCGAATTACAACGCCCCTTCCTGGCTCCCATGATCTGCGAGCCACGGGATTATTGCGCCCAAATGTAAAGCGAGTTGGCTATAAGGAACCCCTATGCAAACCCAAGACCATCGCCGCGCGACCCTGACGGTCGGCGGACAGACCATCGATCTGAAGCTGCCGGTCCCCGTGCGGGTCGGCGACGCGCAGTACGAACAGAAGCTGGCCTTCGCAGTCGCGGAGGCAGTCCTCGAACACTTCGACACCAAGGAACCGCAATGAGCAAGATTCAGAAGACCCTCCATGCCCTCACAACGACCAAGCAGGCTGACTTCAAGACTAAGCAGTACGGTGCGCCGATCGCGCTGCGCGACGACGGGAGTAGTTCCATGCCGATTGAGGTAACGATCGCTGGCTACTGGTTCGGCCCTAACGATCTGCGACATGCCGCGAAGCTGTTCAACAAGCTGGCTGAGCGGCTCGAAGCCGAAGGCCGCGCCGAGTAACACCCCATGCCCATCCGGGCACCCCGAAGACGCTGACTGGATACTGAAACCATGACGAAGCTGCAAGGCGGCTACCTGACCCTGAAGACCGACGCCGTGAAGTCCACGGAATTCTCGAATGCCCACACGGCGGCGCTGGATGCTCCGCTGAAGGGGGCGCACCTCGAAGCCCTGAACCACATCCAGAAGACCCGCTGGCGCATCAACCGGGACGTCCTCGACGTCGCGCTGAAGTGCAAGGCCCGGGGCCTGGAGGTCTCGGGCTTCCCGAGTGCCGAGGAGATCCCGCTGCCCGAGTACCCGGCCCACCTGGACAAAACGTCCCCCGAGTTCAAGACGCACATCCGCGAGCGCGAGCGCATCCACACGGAGAACGCACGCAACGCCGGGATGCGCTTGAAGCTCTGGGGGCTGCTCCAGATGGCCGAGGAACTGGCCGACTTCCCGGCGCTCTGGTTTCCGCACTACGCGGACTTCCGGGGCCGGTTCTACCCGCGTCCCCAGGACCTCCACACGCAGGGCGACAGCCTCGTGAAGGGGCTCCTGGAGTTCTCCGAGCCTGTGGCGATCACGGATCGGGGCTGGTACTGGATGCGCGTGAACACGGCGAACTACTTCGGACAGGACAAGCTGCCGCTCGACGAGCGTGCTCAGTGGACCCTGGACCACCTGGAGGGAATCCTCGCCGTCGCGACCGACCCGCTGGACGACCATAAGGCGTTTGAGTTCTGGTCGACGTGCGACTCGCCCTGGGAGTTCCTGGCGGCATGCTGCGAAGTGAAGCGCGTGTGCGACTTCATGCTGGCGAACGGTACATGCGAGGGCTACAGGTCCCGAATGGTCTGCCGCTACGACGCGACGTGCTCGGGCATCCAGCACCTCGCGGCGCTCATGAAGGACGAGAAGTCGGGCGTCCGTGTCAACGTGCTCCCCACGGGCAACCGCGAGGACATCTACAAGGCCGTGGCCGAGGTGGTGATGGCCCAGGTCCAGCGTGACACGGTGAACAGCACGACGGCCGCAATGGCATCGGCCTGGGTAGGCAAGGTTGAGCGCAAGACCGTGAAGCGGGCCGTGATGACGACGCCCTATGGCGTGTCGGAGCGCGGCATCCTGACCCAGTTGATCCAGGACGGCTTCGCCGACCACATCGAGAACGGGAAGGAGCGCTACGCCGCTGCCGACTACCTGACGCAGAAGATTGTCGGGGCGCTCGACGAGTCCATCGAGGCACCGCGCCGCGCGATGGACTACTTCCGCTCGGTCGCCGTGTTCCTGGAGGAGCGCGGCCTTCCGCTGGTCTGGGATACGCCGAGCGGCTTCACTGGGAAGCAGGCGTACTACAAGACCGCCGAGAAGCGCATCGACACGCTGCACGGCAAGGTGATGCTCCGCTACGAGGAGCCTGTCGCCGGCTTCAAGCCAGGCAAGCAGAAGCTTGGCGCGGCCCCGAACGTTGTCCACTCGTTCGACGCGGCCCACCTCGCGCTCGTGTGCGTCGAGATGAAGCACCGTGGCGTCCGCGACCTGGCGTTTGTGCATGACTCGTTTGGCTGTCACGCCGAGAACAGCGATGTCCTCCTGGAAGTCACGAAGCAGCAATTCGTCGCGCTGTACAGCGGCGACACCCTGGAGCAATGGCGGCAGTCCGTCATCGCGCATTCGGGGTGCCCGGATGTTCCTGAAGTTCCCCCGCTTGGCGACCTGGACGTGGAGCGCGTCCTGGAATCCGAATTCTTCTTTTCCTGAAAATAAAGCGAGTTGGCTGCAACCAATCGCTTCATATTGACCCTGATTACGACACCATGACCAAGCTGACCTATACATCATTCGCTGAACTTGCCGCTGACTTCGAGGCGGGCGCTAAGTTCGTCGTTATCGACGATGACTACTCCAAGACATCTGAGCGTCACCGCCGCGAGGTTACGGGCATCGACGTTTCTGACGCGAATAATGCTCGGGTACGCGTGGGAGCGCTCAGCGGATACACCTGCTTCAACCCGGACGGCACCAATAGCGCTGGCAGTCAATTTCGTCTCTTGAAGGTGGCTGATGTCCCGGAGATTTATCCGCTGCCGTTCACGACGGGCCAGGAAGTGCAGGACGCGTTCGACGCGGGTACGCATATCTTCGTGAAACGAAGCTCTGGCGAGAAGCGGGTCCAGCGGATCATCGCGACGCGCACGTCGCTCAGTGTTTACGTCGAGAGTTCCACCGCGCCCTACACCTGCTTCCGTTCGAATGGCTCGAATCCTGCGCTGCCGGAAGCGAAACTCGTGGTTCGCGGCGAGATCAAGCGTCCCGTGAAACCCGCTGAACCGACGCCGGTCCCGGCGGTTCCCGCGAAGACCTTCCTCGAACAGTTCATCGCTGGCTCCGAGTTCCACACACCGCACACGCGCGAGACTGTGGTCGATGTGAAGTTCGTGCGCGGCCAGAACCGCATGGACGTCACGCTGCGCGACGAGGCGGGCAAGGAACGCGTGACGCCGCGCTACAACCTCGACGGCACGCACAAGTTCCGCCCGGAACGCAACCTAGTCGCCGGCAAGCTACCGCCGAAGCTGGTGGAGCGTAAGGTGACGATCTACCGCCACGCCTACAACGGCTCGCTGTTCGTCATCCGCGAAGGCGAAGTGCTCCCAAGCATTCGGGGCATCTCGAACGCTACGAAGGTCGGTGAGACGACGATCAGCGAACTGCAATAAACCCCCCACAGGGTGACGACCCTGACATCCCCGGCCCGCGCAAGCGGGCTTTTTCACATCTACACAAAGCACTCACACATGGCTGAAGCAAAGAAAGGCAAGTCCAAGATCGTCGGAAAGTTCGTGACGCCGAAGGGCGTCTTCCAGTACGCGTGGCTCGACAAGCCGGACAACTCGGAATACGGCAAGGGCAAGTTCAAGTGCGCGATCCTGCTGGAGCAGGGCGTGAAGGAGAACGACGACTTCGCGAAGAAGCTCAACGAACTCCACAAGGCCGCACGCGGCAAGGCGGACGCGAAGCCGGCGAAGGACGGCTCGGCGCTGGCCGACGCGGCAGCAGAAGAAGGCAACGACAAGAAGGAGCGCCTGCGCGGCTTCTGGGTCATCACGGCCAAGTCGAAGCAGAAGCCCGAGCAGAAGGCCGCTGACGGCAAGACGACGCTCAAGGAAACCGCCAAGAGCGGCGACTTCGGGCGCATGTCGGTCGCTGCTGCCGAGTACGACACGGGCAGCAACAAGGGCGTCACGCTCTACCTCAACGGCATCAAGCTCCTGGAGCGCCGCGCTCAGTCGGACCTCGGCTTCGACGACGAGTCGGAGGACTACGAGAACGACGAGGGCACGCCGTCGCTGGACGCGGACGAATCGGACGACGCGGAAGGCGCGGGTGACGACAAGGACTTCTGAGTTCCGCGTGGACGTGGTGCCCCTTCCGGCACCGCGCCCGCGTGTGACGAAGTTCGGCAGCACCTACATGCCGGCGAGCTACAAGGTCTACCAGAAAGAGATCGCCGCGCTCCTCCCCAAGACTGACGAACCACCCCTCACCGACAAGCTCTCGATCACCCTCGAATTCGTCTGCAAGCCCATCGCCAAGTCGAAGTTCACGACGCCGATGGGTGACGTGGACAACTTCGCGAAAGGCGTCATGGACACCCTGACCGACGAGGGCTGGTGGGAAGACGACCGCCAGATCATGCGCCTGCTGGTCACCAAGCGCTTCCCGGAAGACTCCGAGGAACAGCCGCACATCCGCATCAACATCACGAGACTCCCATGATCCACATCCTCATCCGCCTGCTGGCGAAGCTCGCCGCAGTCATCGAAGCCGCTGCCGAGCGCGAGCAACAGAAGTGCGAGCAGGCGCTCAAGCAAGCCGCCGCGCTCGTCTCGAAGGCCAACGGTCATCGCAACGCAACGCGCCAAGGGCGCCAGGTCGCAGCCGCGCTGAAGGACGTCGTGAACGTCATGCCGGCCATCCCGGGCGGCGCGGAAGTCGATCCGTCGACGGTCCCGCAGCAACCCGCGCAGTAACGCCTACCGGTTTCGGCGGCACCGGCTCCAGAAGCCGCCGGCTCTCAACTCCTCCCACCATGAAAGACACGCAGACCATGAACCTCACTCCGCAAGCTCAGACCGTCCTCCGTCACCTCCAGTCGGTGGGCAGCATCACGAACGTCGAAGCCAACGCCGTTCACCGTGTCCGTTCGCTGTCGCGCCGGATCACCGAGATCCAGGGTGCCGGCTTCCGCATCTCGAAGATTCGCCGCCGTGATTGCACGGGCCAGCAGTACGTCCGCTACTCGCTGGAGAAGTGACCGATGAAGACCCACAACGGACTCGTTATCGAGCGCGGTGACGGGCTTATTGCCGTCCCGGCGCAGCGCTCCGACTGCCGCAATGCCTGCGTGTTCAAGGCTGACGCGCAGTGCCGCAATCACGCCTGCTTCGGGGACCAGTTCCCCGACACCCACGAGTGCTCCAAGCACAAGTACGTCATCTGGATTCGCCCGCAGTAATGCGCCGCTACCGCGACGTCCTGGTCCAGCCCGGGTGTTCGCTTGACCAAGCGCTGGAGGCCGGCGACTACGCCCGCGCCTCGCGAATCTACGAAGAGTGCGAGACGACGTTCTCGCGCCACTACTCGAACTTCACCGTATATCCCGCCGCTGAAAAGGCGAATCACAAGGAATCAGCATGACCCAAAAGAATTTCCCCACGACCGTTCGCTTCCGTGGCTACTTCGCCGAGCAAGGTGTCAATGGCATGTGGAAGCTGCGCGGGCGCGGCGAGCGCCGTCTCGTGACCCACAGCGAACTCCTCAACCTCGTCAACGCGCGTCCGAAGCGCAAGGGCGGTGCGCGATGAAAGCCATGTTCTGCAAGTTCCGCGAATCGCTGGCATATGACGCGCTCGCTGGTATCGGCCTCGGCATCGTGTTCCATGAAGTCATGAACCTTCTAACAAAGGTGTTCGCATGAGCGAAACGATCAAGAAGTACGTCGCCGTTGACCCGGCTACCGGCAAGGACCTGTACTCCCACGATAACCAAGCCCCGACGACTGCACTCGCGAAGAGCATCTCGCGCTCGACGCGGATGCCCCGCGTGGTGGTCGAGGAGCGCACCTACACACTTGTTTCGAAGCAGACCGTGCGGACGCTGGAAAACGGGAAACGAGTCTGATGCAACACGCGCACGAATCCGAATCCAACCTCGTGTCGAAGGGTCCGTGCGACAACTGCGGATCGTCCGACGCCAACGCCCTCTACGACGATGAGCACACACATTGCTTTTCATGCGGACACACCGTTCAGCCTGGTGGGGTTTCCCGGCCTGCCGAGCGGCACGGAGATCGCGATGTACCAAGCGACCTCCTGCGCGGCGAGTACCGTCCCCTCGGAAAGCGCGGAATCACCGAGGAAACTTGCCGCAAGTACGGCTACCTCGTGGGTGAAGACCGCGACGGGGTCCCTGTCCAGATCGCGACGTACTGCGATTCCGCTGGAAGTCCGGTAGCCCAGAAGCTACGCAACGCCGACAAGGACTTCGTGGTCCTGGGCAAGCTGAAGCAAGCGGGCCTGTTCGGGCAGCACCTCTGGCGCACGACGGGCAAGAAGGTCATCGTGACGGAAGGCGAGATCGATTGCCTCTCTGTTGCTCAGGCGCTGTCCCTGAAGTGGCCGGTGGTCTCCGTGCCGACTGGGGCGCAGGGTGCGGCCAAGTCCCTCGCTGCGCAGATCGAATGGCTTCGTGGCTACGAGGAGATCGTCCTCTGGTTCGACAACGACGACCCTGGCCGCGAAGCTGTCGCCGCGTGCGCCGCCATCCTGCCGCCGGGCCGCGTGAAGTTCATCACGACGCCGCACGAGCTGAAGGACGCGAACGACCTACTGCGTGAGCATGGCCCAAAGGCCGTGGTCGACGCAACCTGGGAAGCCAAGGCGTACCGTCCGGACGGCGTGATTGCCGGCGAGGACCTGACACCCGAGCGCCTGAAGGCAAAGGCGGCTCCCGGCTGGCAGACGCCGTACCCGCTGTTGAACGAGATGACTCGCGGAATTCGCCCGCGCCAACTGTGGCTCATCACCGCAGGGACCGGCGTCGGTAAGTCGACTGACGCTCGCGAGTTCATGTACGCCGCGCTGTGCGAAGGGAAGAAGGTCGGGGCGCTGTTCCTGGAGGAGTCCGTGGAAGACACGGGCAAGTACCTCGTGGCCCTGGACCACAACATCCCGGCCGAGGATCTCGAAGACAACCCGGACCTCCTGACGGACGCGCAGTGGCAAGCGAGCTACGAGAAGCTGTTCGCCTCGGGCAACTACCAGGCGTATGACCACTTCGGCGCGACCGATCCGGACGGCCTGGTGAACAAGATGGAGTTCATGGCCCTCAACGGGGCCGAGCAGCTCTACCTCGACCACCTGACCATCGCCACGACGGGCCTGGACCTCGAAGGCCAGGACCACCTCCTCACGAAGCTCCGCTCGATGATCGAACGAACTGGCGTGAGCGTCGTCGCGATTGCGCACGTCCGCAAGGAACAGTCGGGCGCTCGCACGGCTGAAGAGGGTGCTGCGTTGTCCCTGAGCAGCATCAAGGGCTCGGGGTCGCTCAAGCAGATCCCGGACGTCATCGTCGCGAAGGAGCGCAACCAGCAGGCCGAGGATGAGTCCGAGCGCGACATCTCGCAGCTCCGTGTCCTGAAGGTGCGGCGCGGCGGGAAGACCGGGCCGGCAGACCGGCTGAAGTACGACCCGAAGACGGGCCGGTTGAAGCCGATGCCGCGCGAGCCGGATGTGTTCAACGACGACGAGTCGGATGACCTCCCGTTCTAGGGACATCGCACGCACGCTGCTTCGCAACTCTCGCTACCGCGCCAAGCGTGACGGCATCCGCCACACGCTGACCCTCGCTGATGTTGTTGTGCCGACGCATTGCCCCGTCCTGGGGCTGCGTCTTCGAGTTTCCGCAGGACGTGCGAGTCCTGCGTCTCCCTCCCTAGATCGAATCAACCCGCGCCGGGGCTACGAGCCTGGGAACGTGCTCGTCACGTCCTGGCGGGCGAACGAGATCAAGAAGAACGCGACACCAGAAGAACTGGAGCGCATCGCGTCCTTCTACCGCCAACTTTGCAGACCGGAACCATGACCGAACCCATCATCACTGACAAGTCTTATCAGATTCACCGACACTCCGCAGTCACGGAGGACCGCCCGTTCGTCACGGCGATGAAGAACGCCGCCGAGCGGGCCTACGCCGCCGCCATGCAGGAGAACCGCAAGCCGGTGATGGTGGAGGTCGTCGTCTACGTCGCGCCGCAGGACCAGGTGGCGCAATGACCGACAACCCCACGGACATCCTGACGTGGGACTTGGAGACCGACGGGCTGCTGCGCGAACTCACACGCATCTGGGTTCTCGCCATCGGCACTGTCGGCTCCGACGTCATCACGACCTACACGGACCACGACCCGAACTACCCTCCCCTCATGGAGGGCGTGGAGCGTCTCATGGCCCACGTCGCCCGTGGGGGCAAAACCGCAGCCCACAACGGCATCAACTTCGACCGGAAGGCTCTGGCGAAGGTGACGGGCTACGAGATGCCGTACACCGCGATCCTCGACACGCTTGTCATGGGTCGCCTAGCAGAACCCGAACGTCTCGGCGGACACCGGCTGGAGTCCTACGGTATCGAGATGGGCATCCTGAAGGGTTCCCATAACGAGTGGGATCGCTACTCCGAGGAGATGCGGTCCTATTGCGAGCAGGACATCGCCGTGACCAACGCGCTCTACAAGAAGCTGGAGCGCGTGCGCACGTGGGGCGAGGCGTGCGACCTCGAACACGACGTCGCGTACATCATCGACCTCCAGATGACGAACGGCTTCCCGCTGAACATGCGTGAGGCGATGACGCTCGCTGCGCAGCTCTGGGAGCGCCGTGACGGCTACTTGGCAGAGATGCAGAGGGTGTTCCCGCCGATCTACGTCAGTGCCGGAGAGGTGATCCCGAAGCGCACGATGAAGCGCGAGGGCCGCGAGTACACGGCTGGTGCTCCGTACACGAAGATCGTTCTCCAAGAGTTCAACCCGGGCTCCGAGTACCACGTCGCGAACCGTCTGAAGCGGAAGTACGGCTGGCGTGCGCCGCTCACGGAGAAGGGCAACCCGAACATCACGGAAGCCGTGCTGAAGAAGCTCGACTTCCCCGAGGTGCAGCCGCTACTCCACTTCGCCCGCGTCGACAAGCAGTGGACCCAGTTGGCCTCCCCGCCGAAGAAGAACGGCACGGGCGGCGGCTGGATTCACCACGCCGATGAGAACCACCGGGTGCACGGCTACGTGAACTCGAATGGCGCAGTGACCGGTCGCATGACGCACTCGCGTCCGAACTCCGCGAATATCGACAAGGAGATGCGGCATATCTGGATTCCGCGCGAGTCGTGGAAGCAGGTTGGCTGCGACGCCGAGGGCTTGGAACTGCGCGTGCTCGCGCACTACCTCGCGCGGTACGACGGGGGCCGGCTGACGGGCCAGTTGCTCGAAGGCGACAAGGCGCTCGGCACCGACGCGCACTCGGTGAACCGCGACAACACGGACCTGTTTTCGCGTGATGGCGCGAAGACGCTGCTCTACGGATCGCTGTATGGGGCGGGCGACGAGAAGGCCGGGAACATCTGGATCGCCGACTGGCGGACCAGTGGCAAGCCGGTGTCCGAGTGGCCGACGTGGTGTCACGTCCGGGGCAAGCTCAAGACGGCCAAGGCCATCGGCAAGGTCGTCAAGGCCAAGCTGCTCGACGGTATCGTTGGCTTCCGCAAGCTCATCAAGGACATCGAGGCCGCAGCGAAGTCACGCGGCTGGCTCAAGGGCATCGATGGTCGCCGTATCCGCGTGCGCCATGCTCACGCAGCGCTGAACACACTGTTGCAGGGAACGGGCGCAATCATCATGAAGAAGGCCCTCGCGATCTACCACACGGAGATCACCGAGATCCATGGCCTGGTTCACGGCGTCCACTTCGGCTATCTCGCCAACGTCCACGACGAAGTACAGCAAGAGTGCCTTCCGCAGTACGCGGAGCTGATCGGCACGACCTTCAAGAACGCGATCACCAAAGCGGGCGAGCACTGGAATTTCCGGTGTCGTCTCGATGGTGCATTCGACATCGGAAACAACTGGCATGAAACTCACTGACCTTCAAAACCTCGTCGCCGAGATTCGTCGCGTCTACCCGGACGCGGTGATCTCCGGGGGCGCGCCTCGCGACATCCTGCACGGCAAGCCGGTCAAGGACATCGACGTGATGACCGGTTACAACGTGGGACGCTCCAGCCTGGAGAAGATCGCGGTGATCGTGGGCGGCAAGCTCGACGTGATCGAACCGAAGGACCCCTCGGGCGTCGAGGAGTTCGAATACGAGATTCACTTCGCTGACGGGCGCCCGCGCCTCAACATCATCGACCTGAATCCGTTCGAGATCACGGACCCGCTGGAGAACCTGCTGGACTTCGACTTCGGGCTGTCCCAGGTCGCCGTGCTGCCCACGGGACTTATCCACACGCCTGCGTTCATCCGGGATGCAACGCGCGGCACGATCACCTACATGGGTGACAACGGGAAGGAGTACTGGCGCATCAACTCCTCGGCGAAGCGCCTGCAACGCCTGAAGGCGAAGTACGGCGGTTGGACGTTCCTGAACTGCGAGGGCCTCGAAGCGAGGGCCGTGTGATGCGGAGCTTTGCCTTTTGGGCGACGCTCATCGGCGTACAGGCAGCGATGATCGCCATCTGGGTCTTCGCGTTCTTCGTCCTGTGACCCTCGCCCTTATCGACGGCGACGAGGCCATCTACAAGGCCACGGTCGTCAAGGTCGAGGAGACCGACTGGGAGGCCGAGACGGTCATCGACCGGCCCCCGACCTTCAAGGAAGCGAAGGCCAAGTTCCACGAGATCGTCCGTACTTGGTGCGACGCCGTGGGGGCCGACGAGTACATCGTGTGCCTCAGCCCCAAGGAACGCGGTTTGTTCCGGCGCGGGATCTACCCGCCGTACAAGGGCGCTCGCGGCGAGAAGCCCGAGCAGTACAAGCCCCTGGAAGATTGGGTGTTCGAGAATGACCGCGTCGCGTGGTATCCCGGCCTGGAGGCCGACGACGTCATGGGCGTCCTATCGGGAGAGGGCAAGGTCATCTGCTCAAACGACAAGGACATGAAGACCGTCCCTGGTCGGCTGTACGTCACGGGCAAGAAGAAGCTGGTCACGATCACCGAGACCCGCGCTGACTGGCAGTGGATGTACCAGACGCTCATGGGTGACTCGACAGACGGCTTCGGTGGCTGCGTCGGCTGCGGGCCGACCGGTGCCGAGGCGACCCTCGAAGGGTGCCGCTCGCTCAAGGAGATGGCGCACAACGCCGTCCTCCGCTATCTCGAACCTAAGAAGGGCAAGTACAAGGACGTCACCCAGACGGCCCTGGACTTCCGCCGCATGGCGGCGCTCGCCCGCATCCTCCGACCATCCGATTACAACCCCGACACCGGCAGCGTGAAGTACGCCCTGCCTGGAGTCAAAGACATCTCGTTCAATGCACAAGCATTCGCAAAGTAGCCTGCCGCTCATCGGCATCACGGGCCGCGCCCGCTCGGGCAAGGACACCATCGGGAGCTACCTGCTGGAGACCTACGCCTATCACCGGGTCTCGTTCGCCGAGCCGCTGCGGCGGTTCGTCTGCAACCTGATCGGGATCGACCGCCGTGCCCTGGACTTCGTCAAGGAAGACCCGGTGCCGTGGCTCGGCAAATCGCCCCGCCAGATGCTCCAGACCCTGGGGACCGAGTGGGGCCGCATGCTCGTCAACGAGAACATCTGGGTCCTCGTGGCGATGGACGAAGTTCGCCGCGTTACGCAGATCACCGGACGCCCGAGCGTCATCACCGACGTGCGCTTCGACAACGAGGCCGATGCGATCCGCCAGCGCGGCGGTCGGATCATCCATGTGGCCCGCCCGGACGCCGTGGCGGTCGCAGCACACGCCTCGGAGGCAGGTGTTCACAAGGAGCACGGTGACTTCACCGTCATCAACGATGGCTCTCTGACCGACCTGTACGCGAAGGTCGACGAGATCATGGAGACGCTCTGATGCTGCCGCTGCCCGCCTGGGCCGGCAAGGCCATCGCCGGGGTTCTCCTGGCGGCGGGCCTCGTTGCCAGTGCGCTGCTCTACCGTTCCCACGTCTACAACGAGGGGTATGCGGCGGGGCAGGGCACTGAGCAACAGAAGCACGCGGCTGAACTCGCGTTCGCGCGGACGACCGACCAGCTCGTCTCGAACGCGGCGGAAGCCTCCCTCCGTACCAAACTCAAGGACGAATCCAATGCTCACAAAGCTCGCACGACTGCCCTGGAAGCTGCGCTTGCTGCTGCTCGCGCCGATGGTGTCCGCTTGTCTCAGCACCTTGCCCGCCTGCACAACGCGGCAGTCAGTGGTAGTCCGGGAACTCCCACCGATGCCCCCGGAACTGGCTCGGAAGCCGAGCCCGCTGATTCCCCTTACTCCCTCGCGGACCTGATGCGGAATGATGAAGCGAATTACACGATTTGCCGAAAGAATTCTGCGCAGCTTGAAGCTCTCCAGGACTGGTACGAGTCCCTCCGAACCGGTCGGGCGGAATAACCCGACACATGGTAGAGGGTCCCTATATATCTCTAAGACTCTTAGAGAAGGGGACGACGACAACATACCGGCCGATTGCCCGAGCCAGGCGGATCTCCGCACCGTCGGCAATTGGCTCCTCACCCAATACCCCCTGGCCGGCCTAGTGGATCTCGTGCACGCACGGGACTACCAAGCCGGCCACGAACTCGTCGGTGCCCACGATGCGATCCAAGCCATCTTCCAGTTGGCGGATGACCTGGATGCGGCGCAGCGGGACGCAGACGCGCAAGCAGCGGAAGCGGGTCTATCGTGACCTCCGTGCTTTCCTTCGCGCGGCTGGCTATCCCTATGCTGCGGACTGGCCTGTCCGTCTACTTCAGCGCTGTGCTGTCTGGACTCTCGGCGACGGTCCTGGCGCTCTGGCTGCGGTATGGCTTGAGCCTCTGGGAGATCGCCGAGCATCCCTGCATCTCTGCGCTTCCCGCGAGTCCCGAGGCCGATGGGTCACTCCGGGCGCTCTGCGACTTCTCAGCGACGGGGCGCGAGCCGCCGGCTTTACGCAGCTGATCGCCCGCCCGCTCCCCCAGCACCGCCCCTATCTTGTCCGCCTCGGCTTCGACAAGGCAGGCAGCGAATACCACCTGAGCCTCTATGAGTAAGCCCGACATCCCTAAAACCCCCGATCCGCCGCAGCCGGACGCACCGGCCGCGAGGCTGATCCAGCCGCTGGAAGATAGCCCAACACAAGCAGTGCGACGCAAGACGCAGATGCGGCAGTATCTGACGGCTCCCGCCTCGAATCAGTCCGGAGTGGGCGTGCAGCTTTGATGCCCCTGAAGGATCGCTACCAGGAGTTGGTTCCCGACCGGGACCCGTACTTCCGGAGAGCCCAGGCGTGCGCGGCCCTCACGGTGCCGTCCGTCTGTACCCCTGATGGGCAAACCCCGCAGCAGATCCTGCCGCAGTCGTACACGTCCTTCGGCCATCGAGGCGCAACGAACGTTGCCTCGAAGCTCATGATGGCCTTCATGCCTCCGGGCGATTCCGCGTTCAACATCGAGGTGTCGACCCAGGTGCTCCTGCAAGAAGGCGTCCTGTCGCCCCCGCCGGAGATCGTGAAGGGCCTCGCCCAGTGCGAGCAGCTCATCAACGCGAAGATCGAAGCGCTCAACTGGCGGCGTCAGACGTACCTGTCCCTGCTGCACCTTGTGGTCGCCGGGAACGTCGGCGAGTACATCCAGCCGGACGGGCGCCTGAAGATTTTCTCGCTGTCCCAGTTCGTCTGCGTGCGTGACTTCAACGGTCGCGTCATGGAGGCGATCACTGCGGAGAAGCTGAAGGTACGCGAGCTGCCGAAGGATCTCCAGCGCGTCACGACGAAGAAGGAGCGTGAGGACGTCACGCTGTACACGCGCTTCGAATGGGTCGATGAGAACCGCTATGCGGTACATCAAGACCTCGACGACGCTGTCGTGAAGCCGTACCAGGAGTACAACGGCATCATGCCCTTCAACGCTCTGGCGTGGGAGCTGGTGCCCGGTGAGTCCTATGGACGCTCGCACGTTGAGCAGAACTACTCGGACCTCATCGCGCTCGACAAGACGTCGCAGCAGCTCCTGGAATGCGGGGCCATCGCAGCGCGGAACCTGATCTTTGTCGCGCCGAATGCGGCCGGCGGAAACCTGCGCAAGCGGATCATGGAAGCCCGCAATGGCTCCGTGATCTCAGCGCGAGGCGGTACGCAAGGCGACGTCCAGCCGTTTCAGTTCAACAACATGGCGGCGATGCAGTCGCTCAACGCCGAGAAGCAGGACCTCAAGCGTGACCTCGCGGTCGCCTTCCTGCTCACGAACGACCTGCGCCGCGACGCCGAGCGCGTGACGGCCTACGAGCTTCAGATGCTCGTCACCGAGATCGAGCAGTCCCTCGGTGGCGTCTATTCGTATCTCGGACCCGAGATGGTCGGCTGGCGGCTGAAGAAGCTCGTCGCCCAGATGCAATCGAAGGACGAACTCCCGAAGATCGGCAAGGACTCCACCCAGATCACCGTGACCACTGGTCTCGCTGCCCTGGGCAAGGACGCGAAGCTGAAGAAGGTCCATTCGTTCCTCTCCCTCCTCAACGAGACGCCGCAAGCGTTCCAGCAAGAAGCTGCTGCCTACGTGAAGTTCGACACGATCCTCACGCCGGCTGCTGCTGCGCTTGGCTTCCCGCAGTCCATCAAGACAGCCAAGGAAGTCCAGCAGGAACAAGCTGCCGCGCAGGCGCAAGCGATGCAGGCCGACATGGCTCGCGCCGCTGCTGGCCCTGTCGCAGGGCAGATTGCGGCTAACACCCTCGCACCGGCTCAATGACGACCGAAACCACAAACCCGAACACGCCGGCCAATCCGGCGACCCCCGAAGCCCCCGTGCTGGTTCCGGACTCCCCGGAGTACCGCGCGGCAATGATCGCTGCTGCTGACGCGTCGAACGGCGTCACGCCCCCGAACCCTGCTGCCGCTGCTCCCGCAACGGGAAGCACCGAGCCCGCGGTCGCGGACCCGAATGCCCCGACGCCGAAGCTGACCGACCCGGTTCCTGGCGAAACCACGAAGACCGACCCGCCGAGCACGCCCGAGAAGACGGACGGCGAGCCGGTGGCGTTCGACTTCGCAAAGGCATTTGACGACGGCTCGATCATCACCGAGTTCAACGCGGAGAAGCCGAGCGAGACGCTCATCGCTGGCATGGCGAAAGCCCTGGGCATCTCGGGCGACCAGGTGCTCCAGATGCAGGCGCAGTTCCGCGCCGGTCAAGCAGCGTTGACGCGCGAGGCCGAAGGCAAGCTCTTCGAAGCGGCTGGCGGCAAGGCGCAGTTCAACGAGGTCATCGCCTGGGGCCAGAAGAATCTCTCGCAGGACCAGAAGGTGTTCTACGAGCAGATGCTCAACGGCCCCGACGCAGCCTCCGCCGTTTCGATCCTCCAGCAGAAGATGCAGGCGTCGGTAGACCCGAGTCTCGTCAGCGTCACCGGACGCTCGGGCGGCGCAGTCGCTGCCTTCCGTGACCAGTCGGAACTCATCGCCGCAATGGCAGACCCGCGCTACCAGGCGTCGCAGGCGTATCGCCAAGAAGTCGCCGACAAGCTCCGCATCTCCCGCTTCTAAGCGGTCCCGCGTTTCATCCCCTCCCTCCGCTGGCCCCATTCGTGGGCCGGCACTCCCCCTCTTTCTCACACGAGACTAAATGTCGTTCTCCACGAATCCGGGCAATCCGGTTGCATTTGGCGCGGGTCAATCGAACCCGGCTGACGATCGTTCGCTGTTCCTGAAAATGTTCTCGGGCGAAGTGCTCACCGCCTTCACCGCCGCAACTCTGACGAAGGGCAAGGTCCGCGAGAAGAACATCACGTCGGGCAAGTCGTACCAGTTCCCGCGTACCGGTACGTCGATGGCCGAGTACCTCCAGCGCGGCCAAGAGATGCTGGGCAATCCGTTCGCGACGGGCGAGGTCGAAGTGACCATCGACGCGCCGATGGTTGCCCACCACGCTCTCTGGGACTTCGACCAGGCAATGTCGCAGTTCGACGTGCGCGGCCCGATGACGGCCGACATGGGCCAGGCGCTGGCCCGCATGTACGACCAGAACAACTTCCGCCAGCTCGCGCTCGCTGCGCGTACCGCTGCGGTTGGTCCGTTCCCGGGCGGCGACCGCATCGTCGACGCTTCGCTCCTGTCGACGGGCACCAACATCGACGGTCTCGCCTGGATGGACGCCATCCGTAAGGCGAAGCTGGCGAAAGCCTCGAAGAACATCCCGGCCAGCTCGCCGTGGTACATGGCCGTTACCTACGCGACGTTCGACGCGATCAAGTACGCGAAGAACTCGACCGGCCAGTTCGTCAACCTGAACTCGATGATCCAGCTCGCAACGGCTGGTACGGGCGCGGTTCCGACCGAAGCGATCCGCTTCGAAGGCGTGACGATCTTCCCGTCGAACCTGATCCCGCAGTCGAACGACTCGGCGAACAAGGACGTGTTCTCGAAGTACCGCGCGGACTTCTCGAAGCTCTCGGCGCTCATGTGGCAACCGGAAGCGGTGGCCGTCCTGACGCTCATGGGCATCTCGACGGAAACGTTCCGCGACGTTCGCCGGCAGGAAGATTTCATCGTTTCCAAGCAGGCGGTCGGTCATGGCACGCTCCGCGCCGAGTGCGCAGTCGAGTTCGCGCTCCCGGCGGCGTAACCCCCGAAGGGGATCACTGGAATTTTCTGGTGGTCCCCATTTTTTTCGAATTCTTCACGGCACCTATTGCTTAGGTGCGCGCTTAGGTGCGCGGCGAGTAGTCGGCGCAACGGGTGATTTTTCGCCGTAGAGCTGTATGAGACTCGTAGCCAACTGCGCGGTCGTTTTATGTTTGAGTTCGGCCTGTTCTTCCGGGATGTTGCTCAACACCTGGACAGCCATCCCCACTGCATTGATCCGTTCAAGTACGGTTACGTATCCTTTCGATTGTTCCAGTATCGAGCGATAGATCACAAGGAACGAGCCGCCAATGAACGTGATGATTACGCCGGAGGCAGCGCCTACTACGGCGACAGGTAAATTGTTTTGCGCGTCGAGTGCTCGGTACAAACCGAACAGTACAAGCGAGAATCCGGCGAACATCACCAAATACGTCAACCATAGGATCGAGCGCACCTGGGCGAGATTCCGGTCTAGGTAGTTTTCGAGCTTTGTGCGTGCAACGTCCCAGGCGAGCTGAGGCTTCTCCGGGTGTTCGGCCGCTCTGCGCTCAACAGACTCAACTTTTTCTCGACGGGCTTTCGCAGAAAAGTAATCCAGTGCGAACTTTATAGCAGCGGCTAATAACGCTGAAACAGCCGAAAGGATAAGCGCAATAGGTTCCAAAATTTTATCTCCCATCCACGATGAATAGTAGTTCCCGGGAAGTTTACCTGATTGGCGTTATTTATATATAAACCGCATTCGACTCCTTCATCAATGGCTCTTACTCGACTTCAAGCGGTCAACCGCATGCTCACTGCTGTGGGCGAGTCCGTGATTCTCGTCGAGGTCGCGGGCGCTGGCGACTACGCCAACTGTTCCGACATCCTTGACCAGGTCACGCAAGAGGTATTGCTCAAGGACTACAAGTGCAACACCGAGCGGCGCACGCTAACCCAGGACGCGGATGGGCACATTGCCGTTCCGCCGGAAATCCTGAAGATCGACACCGTCGATCCGCGCCTGGACTACACGTTCCGCGCCGGCCGTCTCTACGACCGCACGAACGCAACCGATGTGTTCGACAAACCCGTGGAGGTCGAGCTGACCCTCGGGCTTCGCTTCGAGGACCTTCCGTTCTCTCTGCAACTGGAGATTGCGGCCAAGGCTGCGCGGCGCTACCAGAAGTTCTACGTCGGCTCGCAGACGGCGGACGGTTTCCTGAAGGAAGACGAGGCGGTTGCCGCGTCCATTGCTGAAGACGCCGAGGCCGATACGGAAGACTACAACCTCTTGGACACCTACGAGCTGTCCTGGCTGCGCCGCCGCACATTCAATAACGGCACGATCAACTGATGCCCATCGACGGCCTCTTGCAGCCCCGCATCGGGTCGCTGCATGCGGGCGTGAGCCGACAGGCTCCGCTCCTTCGGTCTCCGTCCCAGATGGACGAGATCGTCAACTTCCTCCCCTCGGTGGACATTGGCGGTCTCGCTGACCGCGTAGGCACCACCTGTATCGCTAATATTGCAGCCGCGCCCTACAAGCCCGAAGGGACACACATGTTCCGCACGACGGACGGGCAGCGCTGGCTGTTCATCCGCCGAGCTGACGCCGGCTACCCCGAGATCCACAACATGACGAACGGGGCGGCAGCGACGGTAACGTGCGGCCCCTTCGTCCAGAGCTACATCAACTCGGCCTCGCGGCTGAAGTTCCTGTCGATGTCCGACACGACGCTTGTGCTCAACACGGACATCGCGACACGGTTCACGGCTCCGAGCGCGGGATTCACGAAGACCCGCGCATACGCAGTGATTCGCAAGCTTTCCTCGAACGCCCAGACGTTTTACCTGAACTCGGACGCGGGGAGTGCCTCAGCGTCCTACGACGGCGGTGGCGGTGTGAAGACGCGCGAGTGGATTGCTCAAAAGCTCATGGAGCAGTGCATCGCGAAGATGCCGGGGCTGACGATTTCGCGCGTCGCGAACGTCGTTCGCATCTCCGGCCCCGAGGCCATCATCGACACCCTCAACGGCGGCAACGACTGGGACGAGACGGCCTTTGTGCTCATCAAAGGGCGGGTGTCCGCAGTGGGCGACCTGCCGGCCCAGATGTTCCCGGGCGAGCCGATCATGGTCGACCTGGGTAACGGCGACGCCAAGTCGGCTTACTGGGTGACGTATGACCGGGCAACGAACTCCTACAAGGAAACGGCGTGGCTGGACAACTTCGCACAGGCTGGCACCTGGGACCCGGCGACGATGCCTGTGCGTATCCACCAGACAGGCAAGAACTCCTTCGAGATTCAGCCCGTAGACTGGGTGCCGCGCAAGGTGGGCGACGACAATAGCAACGAGCCGGCTCCGTTCATCGGCGCACCGATTACTGATATGGCGCTCTGGAAGGGGCGGCTCTGGTTCTCGTCGGCGTCCTGGGTGGTCGGCTCGCAGCCCGACGACCTCTTCAACTTTTGGCAGGACAGCGCTCGCGAGATCGTGGCCTCGGACCCGATCAAGCTCCAGGTCGAAGCGGACCTTGGCAGTGTGAACCACCTCGCCGGATTCCGCGACAACCTCATGGTGTTCCTGCGAGGGGCGCAGTGTTCGCTCGACGGCTCGCAGCCGGTTAAACCGGATACGGCGGCGCTCGGGGTAGCCACGCGCTACGACGTGGACGCAGCGTGCCCGCCGAGCGTCGTGGGGAACGTGATGCTGTACACGGGTTCGCAGGAGGGCCGCTCGGTCCTCTGGGAATACCAGTTCGAGCAGGCCACGGAGAACAACTACGCCGACGATCTCAGCAAGCACATCCCGCGCTACTGTCCGGGTTCAGTGAGGCGCATCGTGGGATCGGCGCAGTCCGGTCGCACGTTCCTCTGGTCTCCTTTGGATGCGGCAACGCTCTACGCCCAGACCTCGTATTGGCAGGGACGGGAGCGGGCGCAAAACGCCTGGAGCAAGCTGACGTTCGCGCAGATGACGAACATCTGGCACCACTGGGTCGACGAGGGCAACCTCTACGTACTGGGGCAGACCAGCGTCGGCTACCTTTCCCTAGTGTCCGTGCCGGTTGACGCGAACCTTGGCGAGCATCGCGAGATCGACTTGCGGCTCGACATGCGCCAGCAGATTCAGGTCACATGGAACGTGGCGCGGAACCGCAGCGAAGTTGTTCTTCCGGACGGCTACTACCAGCTCTCGAGCCTGGTGCTGTGTACCGCGAATATCGGCGGCTGGTTCGACGAGCATGCGGTCACGTCCGTGTGGGACGGGGCGCAATGGATCGGGCACTTCCCGCAGAAGACGGACGCAGCGCTGTGCTTCATCGGTCTGCGTTTCTCCCGCTGGTTCCGGTTCTCCCCGTTCTACCCGAGCGTCAACCAGGCTCAGACACCGATGGGCCGCTTCCAGGTCCATAGGCTTTACATGGACTGCCTGCGCTCCGGGGACTTCACGGCGACTCTGCGCCGTCCCGACCGGACGGACATGGTCGTTCAGTTGTCCCCGCGAACCATCGGCGCGGCCCTGGTCCCGAATGACGGTGACAACCAGACCTACGCCATTCCATTCAACAGCCAAGGGCACAAGGCGTCGCTGACGGTCTCCACGGACTCTACAGGTCCGATGGTCGTCACTGGTTACACCCTGGCCGCGCGGTACGCCAACCTGTTCGGAAACGTATGATCCTTACCAGCGCGAAACCGCATCACCTCGCGGCGCTTGCTGCGAACCTTCGGGCGTGCGACCGCGCGGAACTCCGCCTCTCTATTGGGGGCGCGGACCCCTACGGTCACATCCTTGGACTATGGCTCGCCAGCGACCGCTGCGAGGTGATCCTAACCGACCACGGCGTAGTCGCCGGGGTTTGGGGAACAACACCCGGCCCCGCCGATGGGGTCGGTCTAATCTGGATGCTCGGGACTCCGGCAATCAAGGACGTCGCTCTCCCGTTCCTCCGCGCGTGCCCTGGACGCATTGACCAGGCGCACGACACCTACAACATCCTCGCGTGCACTCCGTGGCGCGAGAACTCCCTTCACCTCGCGTGGCTCAACTGGTGCGGCTTCACTGCGCTAGACCCGGGCCACGGCCCTTTCATCGGATACATCCATGTGCGGTCCAGCCGTTATTCCGCTGGTCATGCTGGCAGTGACGGCTGCGAGCGCAGTGGTTCAGAACCAGCAGCAGAACCGGGCGATTGAGGCCCAGGCCGACGCGGCCAATCGCAACACCGAAATGTCGTACATGGCGGCGCAGACCAACCAGCAGGAGCTGGATCGTCAGGCGTTCGAGCAACGCACCGACCGTGCACGCGCTGCTGCGCGTCAACTGGCTCAGGCCCGCGTGCTCTCGGCGCAGGGCGGCGGCTCCCTGGCGGCAATGGCCGTCAACATCACGGGCGCGTCGGCCGATGACTTCTCGCGTATCGACGTCAGTACGGACAATCAGAAGTCGTCCCTGCGCTCGCAGATGGGTGCAGCGGCGATCCAGAACCAATCGGCGCAGAACGGCTTCGCGGCTCAGGGCCGTGCGAACGCGATCGGGACCGGCCTGAGCGTAGCGAACGCGGCAGTCAGCGCGGGGGCGATGTATTACGGCAACGTCCAGCAGGAGAACACTGCTAAGGCGCTCCGCACCAACCGCCAGTACCTGACCGTGGGGAGTTAAATGCCCGGACAACAGGAACAGCAGTACCGCAACCAGGCGTCGAGACTTCCGGCCCTGGACGTCACGGCAGCACCGAGTGTGCAGACGACGCCGGCCCAGGCAGTCGCGCCGCGCGTCGATGCCTCGGGGCAAGTGTCTGCCATCCAGGCGCTGTCGAATTCGTTCGGCGGGTTCTTCGCGAACCTCCAGGGCGATCTTCAGCGCGTCAACTCCGCGACGGAGCAGGCGCGGGTCGCCGACATCCACCAAGAAAACGAGGCACTCGCGAAGAAAGCCCAGGCCGATCAAGCAGCCGGCCGGACTCCGGATGAGGCATTCACCAACCGCGAGTCGTACTGGAACGCATACCAGCAGTCGTTCGCTGCGAACCAGGCGTTCGACATGCAGCAGGAGCTGGCGCAGCGCCTGCGCGAAATGCCGCTCGACGGCTCCGTGTCCGCCGCAGACATCGCAAAGGACGTCTGGAAGGACTTCTACGGCGCTGGCACTGGCGACCACGACTTCGACTCGGCGCTCGTGTCGCGCTTCGCGCCGGCCGCGCAGACGATGGTTGCTCAAGCCAACGAGCAGGTCGCGCAGACGCAGGAGAAGAACCAGGCGCAGGAGATTCAGAACAGCGCCAACGCGCAGATCAACTCGCCGCAGGGTCTCTCCGAGGCGGGCTTCGCGACGCTGGAACAGCGCACGCTCGCGCTGACGCGTGGCGACCAGCCGCTGGCCGACAAGATGATCGGGAGCTTCATGGGCAGCGTTCGCAACAAGACGCAGGCCCTGGGGCTCCTCAACGTCCTGGAGAAGTCCGGATGGGCTGACCGCAATCCGGTCGCCTACGACAAGATGTCCCAAGAGGCCGTGCGTCAGATCCAGACCGTGAAGTCGGTCCAGGCGGCGCAGGAGGTCGACGGGATTCGCCTCGCGGCAGTAGCGCTCCAGATGAATCCCCGGGCTACCCCTGAGGACTGGGCGGGTCTCCTGTACCAGGCACACCGCGTCGACGCGAATCACGGTGTCGGCATGGACAAGTTCGGGGCGGTCCTTACCGGTCTCGAAGCGTCAGCGAAGCAGAAGGCCGTGCTCAACTACATGGCCCTCGCCGAGCGCGGCGTGAACGGTACGCACAACATCCACACTATCGCGTCGCTGGCGAACGTGGACCCGGCCGAGGCGGTCAAGCAGTCCTACGATCCCTACATGGTCCAGAAGCTCCATGAAGACGGAGGCCAGCGCTTCCCGGCGCTTCTATCTTCGATGCAGGGCAACGCTGGCAAGCCGGACCCGCTGGCCTCAGACCAGGCGGGAGCCGAGTTCGTGGGGTGGGTGACTGCTCCTGGCATCCGGGATATCTCGGACGGCACGATGCCGTCGCGAATCCAGAAAGACCTCACTTCGGCGATCAAGTCCGGCGACCCCGACCGCGCGTCGCGGGCTTGGCGGATCATGAACCGCATCCACGACGTTGTGGGCGATCACGCGTTCGGCCAATACCTCGGCAAGGACGACGAGGCCAGTGCGATGTACTGGGGCGTCAAGGCGGTCGCGCCGACCAACGGCGATGTCTCCCAGGTCTACAAGGCCATCCGCGATGGCGGCATGGACGCGAAGCTCCTGGAGAAGATCGGAGCCGGCGGGTCGATCAACTGGGAACCGCTGCTGCCTGGCAAGAAGCAGGCGGACGTGGACCAGGCGGTCGACAAGGCAATGGACAAGGCGATGCTGAAGGACGTGGGGCGCGACGGGTTCATCTGGAACCCGAACACCTCCATGAGTTCCGACTTGCGTCACCAGTTCCAGGGCATCGTCATCCAGCAGCTCATGGCGCAGCGAGCGAACGGTCAGGTGAACCTGGACGAAGCGGTGAAGAACGCGGCGACCGTGTTCAAAGGTACGCGAATGGCGACCATCGGCATGAACGGCACCGTGAAGATTATCGAAGACCCATTTAGCGGAAAGGGGCGTGCTATTGCGTCTCCGCTCAATGCGAGCCCGGACCACCCGTACTCCATCACCAGAGGGTACGCGCCGATCTACTCGTCGTTTCCGCTAATGAACGCCGCCAACGAGCAGGAGGACCCGTTCAAGACCGCACGGGGCGACCTGAAGGGGATGAGCAAGGCGCTTCCCGGGATCGTCCCGGACGCCTCGGGTCTCTCGTTGAAGCGGCCGGATCGCACGGGCCTCTCCGAGATCCACGACTCGCTCGACAACCCGATCATCCTCCACGCGGGCCAGAAGATCGCCGTGCGAAACCACGACACCACGGAGGTCCCCGGCGCTGCTGCGGCCCCCGGAGCAGCAGGTGGCGCAGTCGCTGCGGGTAATCCCCGCACGGGGTCGCTGGTGCAGGGCGAAGTGCCCAAGGACCCCAAGGCTGCGGCGAAGTTCTTCAAGGACAACTTGCCGCCGGGTGTGTTCGCTGTCTATGACCCGGAACACAACCAGTACACGCTCAATTACGGCTTCCGCGTCGAAGTGGGCGAGACCAAAGCAGCGGCGATGCGAGCTGACCGCGCGAAGAATTTCCGAAGCATGGCTCCGGTCAACAAGGCGTTCATGGAGAACGCTGCATCCACGATGGGGCAAGCGCCCGCGTTCCTCCCATGATCGACGAAACGACCACCCCCGCGACTCCTGCGAACGCCTCGGCGTCCCCGACCGTTCCCAATCCCGACCTCGACCCGGCGCAGATCATGCACGGCGCTCTCCAGAACATCGTCGACGCAAAGACGATGTCGGGGGAGCTTCGTGTCCAGCGCCAGGTCGCAGACCAACCCGCGACGGCTGGCGCCCTCTGGGACCTGCCGTCGTTCTTTCAATATCTCAAGGAGAATACCTCAGTGACTCCCCCGTTCCCGGGTGCCGCGCAAGACGGCAACGGTTGGTTCGCGCAGGCGGACAAGGCCATCGGCGGCACCGAAGGCTTCGAGGGCCGTGCGTATCACGGCGTCTACTCGCCGATGCGGAAACCCGGTGACATCTTCGTGAAGCCTGGTCAGGTTACGCCGCAGACGACGAGCGAAGTTTCCATCGGCTACGGCTACAACCTCACGGGCAACCGCGATTCGCGTCAGGTCTTCCAGAAAGTCCTGGGCATCGATTCGGCCGGCTACGACAAGATCGTCAACGGCCAGGCCAGCATCACGCCCGAGCAGGGCATGAAGCTGCGGCAGTACATGATCTACCAGGTCAACGCGCAGCTCAACACGTTGCTCGGCGGCAAGTCGCTCGCCGACTACCAGCGAGCCGCTCTGGTCTCGATGCTCTACAACTTCGGCTACGGCAACTTCAGGAAGACGGGCATCCCCGATGCCGTCAAAGCGGGCGCGGACCCGCAGAAGGTCGCCACGATGATCCGGGGCGCGTCATCGAGCCAAAAGGCTCTGCAATCGCGGCGCAACGCGGAGGCCAACCTGTACCTCGGCGTCAACGGCGCTGAGACGCAGCTTGCATCGACCGTCTCGAATTACACGAAGTAACCACCATATCCCGCTCCTCGTGAGCGGGGCTCTCATCTATGGCAGACACGAACGATACCCCCAACGTAGTCACGGCAGTTCCCGCTGACTCCGGCGTCCCTCTGCAACCCATGCAGACTGGCTATGTGCCCGAGGACATCGAGTACGCTCACTTGAATCAGCCGGACACGCTCGACGTGGCTGCCGCAAGCTGGCGGTCGTACACGCTCGTCGGCCAGCTCCTGAACAGCTTTCAGGACCGTGACGTGAATGCGCAGCCGGACGCGCAGTTCAACCCCTACGGCCATATCGAGTCGAACAAGGACAGGTACCAGGACCTCCTGCCGCTTGTTGCGAGCGGCTCGCTGACGTTCGACGGGATCGACTCGCAGGCTGCATTCGACGCATGGGTCGGAGCGCAGCGCCGGAACATCAAGGACCGGCAGACTATCGCGGCGGCTGACACCTGGAAGTCCGTTGTCACCATGCCTGTTGCCATGCTCGATGCGACGCTGTTGCTTGGCCCGGTGGGTGAAGCGGCCGGCGCGTTTGCAACGGGTCGCCTGGGCGCAGGTGTGCTTGCTGGCGCTACTCGCGGCGCTATCGCTGGCGGTACTGAGATCGCCCTGCAACAGGCGGGCGTATCCGCGCTCAACGACTCGCAGACCGCCGAAGAGGCGTTCATGAACATCGGGGTCGGTATGACCCTGGGCGCGGGCCTGGGCGCAGTCTTCCGTCACGCGAAACCCGATAACGTCCTTAACGCTGGCAATCCGAACAACCCGCTGCATCCGGAGAACCTGGACCGCAGCATCCCCATAAACGAACACCAGATCGGCCAGCTCCCGGAAGAGGGCACGGTGTTCGGCGCGGACTCCATCGGTGCCGCACGATCGACTGCCGACACGGACACGCTCATCGCAACGTCGAAGAACCCCATCGCCCGCGTGGTCGACTGGGCGACGACGCTCGGTAGCTACACGCCGCTTCAGCGCCTCGGTTCGTATTCGAACGCGCTCACGCGCGACACGATGCTTCGCTTGATGGACACGGGCGGACTCCTGACTCGCGCGATGGCGGCTGGGAAATCGACGGGCCTCGAAGCAGAGACCCTGAAGACCATCTACGAGCAGCAGATGAGCAACGTGCGTCGGCGGGTCGACTCGGTCTACCGTGCGGCGAACGCGGACCTCGGCCAGTCCGGGGCGCGTACCTCGGCGGGCAACGTGCTCAACACGATCACGCAGGGCTCGCGGGACATCAACGTCGTTCCGCAGCAGGCGTTCAACGAGGCAATCTCGCTGATCCAGCGTGGCTCGAACGCCCGCGCAGCGAACGACGAAATCTCGCAGGCAGTCATGGACCGGCTCACGCAGGCCGGCTTGTCCCTGGACCAGGCGAAGACGGTCCACCGCCGCGTCTACGAGGGCGAGAAGATATACCACGACGCCTACGAGGGCATGAAGGACGAGGCTGTCCGTCAGGGGTTGCTCGACCCCGAGAAGCTCGTGGAGGGCCGATACGGCATGCCGCAGCGCTGGATGCGCGAAGGTATCGACGCGAACGCCGAACGCCTCAAGGGCTTCCTCATGGAGCACCTAGAGACGAAGCCGACCGACGACTGGCTGCGGGAGAACGGCTTTATCGCCGACCCGAACGTACCACGGGGCGCTGGCGAGGAGCCGCTCCCGGCATCGTGGGACGAGCTGAAGAAGTCCGGGGACGACACCACCGTCAACTCGGTCCTTAGACAGTGGGCCGGCGAACAGAACGAGTTCAACAACCAATACCTTCAGTCTAAGCTGGCGGACTACCAGCAACGACAACTGAAGGCGCAGGATAAGGCCGCGACGGTTCTGGGTTTCCTGAAGGAGACTGAGGGCTACTGGCGCGACGCGAAGCTGCGGGAGATGCGCCTGGCTAGTCGGGACATCGAGCGTCGCTCCGTGCTGCGCAAGGTGGCCTCGGCGCAGCTCAAGTCGCAGCGGGCGTCCGAGAAAGTCCAGGCCGCGCTGAATCGCCTGGGCGGCGACGAGTCGGTCCTGGAGCAGCTCCAGAAGCAACTGGTAGATGGCGGGCTTGCGCTCGACGAAGCCGGCGCAGCGGTCGCTAAGGCGCGTGAGCGCCACGCAGCAGCGAAGGCGGTATTCGCGCCGAACGATGAGGGGCAGTCCCTGGTCGACGCGCTGCGCGGGACGGTCAACGAGAAGCGCGGCGAGAACGCGGCGCTCCTCGCGGAGAAGCGGGATGTCCTCGGAGAACTGACGGACGTCTCCACGAACCTCGAAGGGCGCGAGTTGGTCCGCGCGAAGAACTCGCTGAACCAGCAGCGTGACGCGCTAAACGCGCAGTCCCGTGCCAACCGCGAGGAGATCGTGAAGGCCCGCGAGCAAATCCGCGAGGCGCTGGAGGAGCGCAGGGCAGCGCAGGCCGAACTCGGCGAGGCGAACGCGGGCTTCGACAAGCTCGCCAAGCAGCAGGCGGATGTCCGGCGCTGGCACGACGCAGCCACAAAGGAGGTCAACACCATCATCGAACACGAGGGCGACGCTCTGCTGGAGCCCGGTCTTCGGAAGCAGATGGACGACCACCTCGCGGCAGTCGACGAGCTGAAGAAGCACCTCAACGAAGCACGCGACGCGCGGCGCTTCGCCTACGACATCATGAAGCTCACCGGCATGGAAGCACGCGCTGCTGCGAAAGCGGCAGACCGCGCGAGCCGGCAGCTTCAGAAGGTGGCGTTCCAGGCGCGGAAGGGTACGTCGGACATGTCGCCGCTCACGCAGTATGTGGACGGTCTGGTCAACGACTTGCGCGGAGTGGATCGCGCCCCGCGCGGGGTCTTGCTCGACAAGAGCCCGACCTCTGGTCGGCTGAAGGAGCGGCAGTTCCAGTTCGACTTCGGCGAGTACAACTGGCTCGTGGACAACGGCTTCCTGGCCGGGAACGCGGACGATGCCTTCCAAGGCTACATGAAGGATCTGGGCGGGCAACTGGCCGCGCACCGCGCCCTGGGTGGCCGGCAGATCGACGATGTCCTCCGGGAGGTCCAAGGCGACTACGATGCCGCCATCGGGAGCGAGCTGAACCTGAAGAAGCGTTCGGCGCTCCAGGCCGAGAAGCTGTCGGCGTTGGAGGATGTGAAGCACGCACACGACCGCATCCTGGGCAAGTACGACCTGAAAGACCACAACGGAGCAGTGTGGACGGCTGACCGCATGAGGCAGTTGGGGGTCGTTCGCTACATGGGCGGCTTCGTGTTCTCGTCGATTGGCGATCTTGCGACTGCCGCGTTTTCTGCGCCCGGGTCGTTGCTTCGCGCCCTGGCATTCAAGGGCGCCCGGGACTACCAGTACATCCTGCGACAGGCAGCGAAGGGCGACAAGGACGCCGAGGAGCTGAAGATGATCCTCGGCTCTCTGGAGACCGGCGTTCACCTGAACTCGTCGGATCGTGCTCTCGGGCGCGGTGAGGCTTCGGACCTCCTGGGCTTCGGCACGGGACGCACGCGGCAAGTCACACGCGCCGTCGAGACGGCCATGAACACCATGTCGGACTACGGGAACAAGCTGTCGCTGATGAAGGGCTGGTCGGACAACATTCGCCGCACGGCCGGACTTGTGCAGCTCGGCAACATCCGCAAATGGGTCGCAAAGTACGACACGCTCGACAAAGGCAAGGTGGTGCAGCTCAGTGCTCTCGGGATCGGCGAAGAGGAGGCAAAGCGCCTTGACGTTCTTTTCTCGAAGCACGGGGCCGAGCAGCGCCAGGGCCTGTTCTCCCCGGGGATCACGAAGTGGCTCAACGAGCCGGACGGCGAGCACATGAAGTACGTACTTGAATCGGCGCTCATCAAGGCGCAGCGACGCGCGTCCTATACGACCGGGTATGGCAACCAGCCGCTGCTCATGGACAAGTGGTACGGCAAGCTGTTCCTCCAGTTCCAGTCGATGGCACTCCAGTTCTCGAACAACTTCATCCGCGCGGGCGTGCAGTACGGCTTCGTGACCGGGGACCACATGCGATTCGCATCGGCTCTCGGGACGGCCATCGCTGCCGGAGTTCTCATGAACGCAATCGCGACGTTCCGCAAGGGCGGGAACATCGAGGACCAGGAGCCGCAGCAGTTCGCTTACAACGTCGTGCAGCGCTCGGGCCTCCTGGGCGTCGCCGGCTCGTATACGGACGCCGCCGTGAAGCTCATGGACCCCGTGCTCAACCAGCACCTCGGCTGGACCCTCGGGGGCGGTGCCTCGAAGTTCTCGCAGAACTCGTGGCTGGCGAACCTGATGGGACCCTGGCTCAGTAACGTCGAGACGCTCCAGGGCATCGGCGCGAACGCGGTGAACGGGGACTTCGACAACGTGGGCAAGAAGGCCCTCCAGCTTGTTCCGCTCAACCAGCAAATCCAGATGATCGCGAGGCTACTCTCCACCAACCAATGACGTTCCCCACGAAGCACCAGACGGACGGCAGCACCACCGTCTGGTCGTTCGACTTCCCGTATCTGGACAGGTCGAACGTCTTCGTGGTCGTGAATGACGCGGCGCGAGCCTTCACGTTCATTGACGACCACACGATCAAATGCGTCGACCTCTTCGGGAATCCCTTCCCCAAGGGGCAGACGCTAACGATCTCCCGGGCGACGCCTGACCTCATCGAATTAGCAGAGTTCAAGGACACGGCACACCTCACTGCCGGGGATCTCAACCGCGCCCGGTTGCAATGCTTGCTCCTGATCCAGGAGCGCAGCGGCGGCATGGCCGGCTCAGTAGGCACGGTGATCTCGTCGATGGTCAACGAGATCGAGACGATCTCTGGAGCGCTCGACTCCCTCTCTCAGACGCAGGGCATTCTCCAGGCTGGTCTCGGTACTCTCCACGGGGTCTCTGACCGCCTGACGGTCCAAGAGAACGGAGCGAAGGCGCTCCAGGACCAGATCAACCAGGAGATCGCGAACCGCAAGGCGGACAGTTCGGCGCTTGCGCAACGTATGGACTCCCTCGACGTCGAGGTGGGCAACCAGCGTGCGTCGTTCCAGTCGCAGATTCAGTTGCTTCAATCGAGCGACGAGATCATGGCGTCGCAAGTCACCACGCTATCGGCGCGTCTCAGTGGCGTCGAGGCGGGGCAAGGTGACGACAAAGATAGCGATGCGGTCGCTGCGTCGCTGCTGTCTGCGGCGATCACGTCAGCCAAGAAGGACCACGCGCTGGCACGGCAGATCACTACGCTGTCAGCGGACATCAACGGCAACATCAAGGCGCAACTCCAGGTCGAGCAGACTGCGCGGGCTGACGCGGACAAGGCGCTCGCTGAACAGATCACGTCGCTCCAGGCGCAGATCGGCGATAACCTGTCCCAGGTCATCCAGGAGATGCACACGGAGATCGACGCGACAAACGGGAAGGTCACGAAGCTCCAGGCGCAGTACACCCTGAAGGCGCAGGTTCAGCGCGAAGACGGGACGGTCGTCATGGGCGGCATTGGCCTCGCAGCGACCGCCAACGACGACTACGTCGGGTCGAAGCTCGTGCTGATGGCCGACTCGATTCTCTTCGCCAACCCGAACACTCCTAACGGGGAGTTGGTGCAGTTCCTCCAGGCCGGCCTAGTGGACGGCTCGCCGACCCTCGTAGTGCCCTCGGCACGCATGGGGGACCAGACGCTCCCCGGGCGCGTCCTGGTGGATGGCTCGGTGGAGGCACGGAGCATCAAGGCGGGCTCCATCACGGGCGACAAGCTCGTGGCGGGGTCCATCTCGACTGACAAGCTCCAGGTGGGCCTCGGGGTCAACCTGCTGAAGAACTCCAAGCTGCTAACGCTCAGTGACTGGAGCATTTGGTACGAGGGCATTCCGTCAAGTGGGCAGGCCCCAGGACTGGACTGGTCTGGTTGGTTCCCAGTTGGTGGGCATGCGCTGTACGTCCACTCTACTGGAACGTGGGGGACTACCGACATCAACACGTACCGTGCTTTGGCGCAGCCGTCAGTAGTACCGGTGATCGCGGGGAACTACTACGAATTCTCTGGCTTCGTCGGAGTGCACCGATGCAAGGCAGATGTTGGTGTGTTCTGGTTGGACGCGAATGGGGCGGTGATTACCGGCGTCGGGTTCGGTAGCGAGGGCACAGCAACAACGGTTGGACAGTTGGCTGGTGGGCAAGCGCTGTCCGGTTACGTGCGGATCGGCGGGATCGCCAAGGCACCTGCTAACGCGGCCGGGGCGCTGCTCCGGTTCCGCAAGGGCATGAACGCCGGAGGGGACACGGACTCGTGGTTTTTCCTCACGCAGCCTATGTTCGCAGAGACATTCGCGAGCGCCACGCGGCTGTCGCCATATTCGCCTAGCGGTCTTGGGACTCTCATCACGCCCGAAAGCATTTCCACGCCCTCGCTGTCGGCGTTGTCTGCAAATATCGGACTACTGCGTACTGCGGTGTCGGGTAAGCGCACCGAGATATCGGACAACCTGATCCAGATATTCGACGAGAATAACGTCCTCCGTGCTCGTATGGGGGTATGGGGTTGACGGCCGGACTCCAGGTGTTTGACCGGTATGGTCGTTTGATCTTTGACGCGACCAAGCGATGCGGACGCGTTCTGATGAGTCAGCGGGTCTCGGGCGGTTCTGGGAGTTTCTCGGATGGCCGTTTAACCCAAGGCCAACCGTTCGTCTGCTTCATGGCGGACAGCTTGCCGTTTGTCAATGCGGTATCCAAATCCCTTCCTCCAGTGATTTCAATTTCTGGGAACACCGTGACGTATTCCTACACAGACGGCAATCCGATTGCCGGAACCATTATCGCAGGGGTGTACTGATCGCATCCGGCTTCCAAGCGTTCACCGACTCGGGGATCTACCAGATCGACGGCGAGACGATGAACCTAGGCTTCCGCCAGCATGCAGTATGCACGACCCAAGCCACTAGCGACCCTCACGGAGGCCAGCAGTATCCCGTGACAGCGGGCCTGACGTTCGCGGCGACTACCCCAGTGGTCGCGATCTACGCTCCTGGAGATCCGGTGGCGCTTTTGGCCTGTCGACCAAATTGGAACGGAACTTGGACCGCCACGTTCTGGAGCCCGCAGGCCACGACTTTCGATGTGTACATCTTCGACCAGATGGCGGCGTGTCCGCCAAGTGGATCGACCTGCGGCTTTCAGGCCTTTAATGCGCAAGGCGCACTTATCGCAGACTCGGCTATTCCGTTTCTCAATGTGCTCGGGTTTGTCTCAGGGGCGCTTTCTGGGACGACCGCATACACGCAGCAGTGGTCTTTCGGCGTCGCCAAGGCCGCGACGGTCGTGGGAGTCACGGGGCACAAGTACGTGTCCCAGGGACTTACCGTCCCTGGGCAGGACCTTGGCCGCACCGAGGCGATGATCTCAGCCTGGAAGCATGCAGGAGGCGCTGTACAGATGGCGGCGAGCATAGCCCTCAGTAACGTCTTTCCCCTAACCAACCCGATCCTTCAATGGGCCTATCCGAACTGGACTGGCATCATTGTCGACGTGAGCAACCTCTAACGAATGACTTGGTACACCACGGGTACTGTCGCAGTGACGAACGGATCGACCGACGTCATTGCGACGGGGACCCAGTTCATCACGAACACGAAACCCGGTGATATCTTTGTCGTCCTGACGGACGGCATGATCTACGAGATCGACGAGATCGTCTCGGCGACGCAGTTGAAGCTCAAGCGGGCCTACGCAGGATCGACCGGCGACGGGCTCCAGTACGAGGTCGTTCCAACTGCGTCGTACCTGAAGACCTTAGCGAATCAGGTTGCCGACTTGATCGCCCTCTACACGAAAGTGCCCGAGGAGGTCGCCGCCTCGGCATCGGCGGCATCAGATTCGGCGAAGGCAGCGGCGACAAGCGCGGCGACCGCCGCCTCCTCGGCTTCGGGTGCTATTGCGGCTAAGGCTGCGGCGGCGACAAGCGAGACGAATGCTGCGAACTCCGCGTCGGCTGCTGCTGCATCGGAGACTGCGGCGGCGACCAGCGAGTTCAATGCGGCGTTGAGCGCCTCAACGGCATCGCGCAAAGCGGAGGCCGCTGCTGCGAGCGCAGCCGCAACGGCGACAAGCGCGGTCAATGCGGCGTCGAGCGCTGCTGCTGCCGCCACAAGCGAGCAGAACGCGGCTGCTGCGGTCGCGGAGGCGCTAAAGAACTCGAACAACCTGTCGGATGTGGCAGACAAAGCGGCGGCACGCGCGAACCTCGACGTGCCGGGAAATGCGACGCTGAACGCAGTGCGCGATTCCAAGGTGTCGAAGACCGGCGACACGATGACGGACAGCCTCCGCCTCAAGTACAACGGGACGGATGCCATTGGCGTGCATTACGGTCGTACCGATGGCACTACGATGTTCTCGGCTCACGCAACACCGGTGTCATACGCGGTTGCACGCCACGACGCTACCGGTAAGTGGGTCGCAAACTCGTTCGGCATCGACAGCAGCGGCAACGCAACATTTGAAAAACGCCCCGCGTGGGCCGGAGCGACGCCGTGGGACACTGGCAACTTCGATCCGAATTCGAAAATCAACCGGACTGGCGACACGATCACCGGAGTGTTGGGTCTAGCCGCCAATTTACCTGATGCCGACAAATCGTTGTTGTACAACGATTCAGGCACAAGGAATTTGGTGGTCCGTACTGGTCCGTCGTCCGCGTATAAATGGACGGTAATTGACGACAGAGGGTGCGTTACGAGTTCCGCCGCGCTAAACACGTCAGGCGCGTTTAGGAGCGCCGGGAATATTGGCACGGCGTTTAGTGCATGGAACACCGTAGCTGTTTCAGCGTTACAGGTCGATGCGGCAGACAATGCTGCGGCTTATATCGGTATGCGCTGGACGCGTTGGGGTGAGCGCCACTTGGCCTCAATCTCATGCTATGCCGGGGGGAGCAACGCTACCGGGGCATACATGGCGTTCATGGTCGACGGGGACGACGGCCCCACATTTAGGTTTTACCGGGGGGGAAATGGTACGTACTCTGGATCGTGGCAGCAGGCGTCCGACTACCGTCTTAAGACGAATCTGACATCGGTGTCTACTAGCGCGGCCCTAGATAAGCTGCTTCGCTTGAAGCCGCTGGAATACGACCGCGTCGAGCCCGCGCTCGCCGGTCAACGCTTCTCTGGGTTCCTCGCGCATGAAGCCCAGGATGACTTCCCGCATCTCGTCCGTGGCGTGAAGGACGGGACCAGGGTAGAGCATGGGGCACACGGGTTTCCCTCCACCGTTGCTGACTACCAGTCCGTCGATTACATCGGCTTCGTCCCATACCTTGTGGCGGCGCTCCAGGAAGTCGTCGTCCGAATCAAGTCGCTGGAGGAAACTGTCGCCGCCAAATAACCTCATCAACCTCAACTACTGAACATCACAAATCATGGCAGACAAGAAAATCATCTGGGCCAAGAACGGCCAAGTCTATGCAATCACGTTCCCGGGCGAGCGCTCGGATAACACCTACGGCACGGCGGTAGCCGAGGTCGCCCTCGACTTCGAAGTGAGCGTGGGTGACGTCTACCCGCCGGCCGAGTCGGCCCCGGCTCCGGTAGCGAAGAAGTCGACGAAGAGCTAATGGACGGTCAGTTCTCCTTCCGGCAACTCCTGGTCGTACTGATCGGCATGGGCGTTGTCATCGGCCTGGGCAAGCTCCTGGCCTCGAACGAGAAGTTCACCTGGCGTCTCGCCATTGGCCGCTCCATCGTGAGCGCCGGCCTGGCGGTCGCCGCCGGCTCGCTGCTGGCCTTCGTGCCAGGCGTGGGCCAGCTCGCGATTATCGGACTCGCCGCTGCATCGGCGGTCCTCGGTGAGCAGTTTCTGGAGAAGCTCATTCACATTCGCGCAGGCGGCTCTGGTAATTGAGCGAAAACCGCACGGCGATCCAGCAGAAGTTCGAGCAGTGCCTGCTGGATGGCCTGGAGGGGCGCCCGGTCCTGACGAAGGACGGTATCCCTGTTACCGACCCGGGCACGGGCGAGATCCTGAAGGACACCCCGGAATCCTCGTTCCTCTCCGTGGTCCGCGCGTATCTCAAGGACCTCCTGGACCCGAACGCGAAGAAAGACCCCCTACCGAAGACCGGCCAGTCCCAGGGCATGCTGGCGCAGTTCGAGAAGCGCATGCCGTTTGGGGCGCGTCCTAATTGAGCGGACGCCCCTGGTGGTGGGACACGGAAGATCCGCTCGCCGCGGACTTCCGCAACATGGCCTACCTCATCTGGGAGCACATGGCGCTCCCGGAGCCGACGCCGGCCCAGTACGACATCGCGTACTTCCTCCAGCACGGATGGGCGGGCTACGGCGTCCGGGACGACGGCTCGATCTTCGAGTGGTTTGGTCCTGAAGAAGTTGAGCCCGACCGCACTGGCTGTCGCCGCATGGGCGAGCCGGACAAGAAGTTCCGGGAAGACATCATCGAGGCTTTCCGAGGCATCGGGAAGTCCTACCTGACCGCAGGCTTTGCATTGTGGCGGCTGTACCGCAAAGCCTTCAGCGAGAAGATCCTGGTCGTCTCCGCGTCGGGCACAAAGGCGAAGGAGTTCGTCTCGATGGCGAAGACGCTCCTCATGACGATGGACGTCTTCGAGCACATGCGCCCTCGGGACGACCAGCGGGACACCGCCTGGTCCTTCGACGTCAACGGCGCGTCCATCTCGCAGTCGCCCTCAGTGAAGGCAGTAGGCATCACCGGCCAGATCACCGGCTCCCGCGCGACGCTCATCATCGCGGACGACATCGAGGTCACGGACAACTCGCGCACTGAGGAAGCGCGTGAGCGGCTCCTGCACAAGACCAACGAGTTCGCCGCGATCAAGGTGACGGGCGGGGCAGATGTGATCTTCCTGGGCACGCCCCAGACCGAAGAATCGATCTACACGAAGCTCATCAAGGAGATGGGCGCTACCGGCTGGATTCTGCCGGCCCGGTATCCGATGCCGGACAAGCGCCAGTCCTACGTCTTCAAGCGCGAGGGCGGCTCGGAGATCGATTGCCTGTCGCCACGAGCGCGGGCCGTCGACCTGGACGCTGACCTCCAGTGGAAGCCTACGGACCCTGAGCGCTTCAACGAGATGGAGTTGCAGAACCGGGAGTCGAAGGGGCGCTCGTACTTCGCGCTCCAGTTCCAGCTCGACACGTCGCTCTCGGATGCCGAACGCTACCCGCTGAAGCAGCACGACCTAATCGTGATGGCGTGCAACCCGTTCAAGGCTCCGCAGATCGTCCAGTGGGGTCACGACTCCAACGGGCGGAACAAGCGGATCGATCTGATGAACTACGGGTTCACGGGCGACTCCTGGCTGGCTCCGCTGTTCGTTGACACCGAGTGGCGCGAGTACGAGCAGTCCCTCCTGTTCGTCGACCCCTCGGGGCGCGGCAAGGACGAGACTGCTTGGGCGATCGTGAAGACGCTCAACGGCATGCTGTACGCCGTGGAGACCGGAGGCGTCTCGGGAGACCCTGGGACTGCGATGGCTGCGATTGCTGCCGCCGCGAAGAACCACAAGGTCCACGAGATCGTCGTCGAGCCAAACTACGCCGGAGCAGTCTGGATCAACGCCTTCGAGCCGGTCCTGGCGAAGGTGTGGCCGGCTGAGAAGCCCGGAGACACCGCAGGCTGCACGGTACGGGAAGCCGCGTGGAGTAGGACGCAGAAGGAAGTCCGCATCATCGAGACGCTCGAACCGGTCATGACCACGCACCGCCTGGTTGTCGACGAGCGCGTGGCGTCCGATGGCGTCCTGATGTACCAGTTGACCCATGTGACGCGCGAGCGGAACTGCCTGTCGCACGACGACCGCCTCGATGCCCTGGCGGGCGCAGTGGCGGAGTTGGTCAACACGCTCCGCGTCGACGTCGATCAAGCGGCGAAGGAGATGAAGGAAGCGGAGGAGGAAGCGCTCCTCGACGAGTTCATCGAAGGGTGCCTACGTAACGCAGCGGGCGACTATGCGCTCCGCACGTTTGATGGCGAACTGGTTCACCAACACCACGACCACTACCACCTCTGACGGAGCGCGTACCTTACCGATCAAGCATGCAGGTTGCTGCCGCGCTCGCGGCGTATGCGAGCGGGTCGCGCTCTCCTTGGCTGCGGAGGACTTGAATGTGCGCCAGCGCGAAGTTGAGTCGCTGCTTCTCACGTTCACTGCCCTTCGCGGCTTCGGCCTGAAGCTCAGGGACGGTGGTGGTCCCGGCGTTGAGCGAGGATGCCACACGTCCAGTCAACTCACCCCTTACCTTGCACTCGGCAGCGTCCGCGAGCTTGGGAGCCGCGTGACACGCGCCGGACGCGCACACAACAAGGGCAGCTATTCGGAGCTTGATGTTCACAAGATCCCCCGGGTGTCACCGGCCCAGCATGCACAAGGCAGCAGTGTGCGAAGCGTACAGGAGCGGGTCAGTTTCTCCCGCCTCCTGGCCGGCCTGCACCTGGTCGAGAATGAAGTTCAGCCGGCGTGCCCGGTTGCCCTTCGCCTTCGCAGCTTCGGTCTGCAACTGCGTCACGGTGTACGTCTTAGCGGCGAGTGCAGCCGCGACCTGGCCCGCCATCGCTCCGGTGCTGCTGCACTCAGCAACATCGTCCATGCCCACGAGGGCAGCTTCCCCGATTCCTGGTACAGCAGCCATCAAGCACGTGACGAGTGCGGTGACTGCGGTGGTTTTCCTCGTTGTATTCGTGATGCTCATTGCGGCCTCTTATTGTTCGAGGCGGGGATGTTACACGATGGAGCAGGTTTGGTATTACGAAAGCGCAGCAGCCCGTCCTGGGCGTTCCTGGTGAGTCCTGGAGGGGTTTCCTGTTGCACGGGAGTCTCCATGAAGTGCGGGCTCATTTTTCTCCGGAAAATGCGTGACAAGGTGTCCCCGGCCGCGCGAGCCAATTTCCCCCATGCGGGGGCGGCGAGCGTCCTAGGGCGCCCGAAGCATTCCTGGCATGGCGCGGGGACAGCACGGGCGGCAGGCGTAGCGGACACGGTATCCGTCACGGGTCACGGTGTTGGTGCTGCAATGCCTTGATTCACAACGGGATTGCAGCTTAGATCAAAGTTCTAGTCAGACCTTGACCGCGTGCAGCACGGGCCGTCACGGGCTATCGCAGCGACTCACGGGAACACGCAAGGCGTCACCGGGGCGCACGGGCGGCGCGGGCTGCATTCGCTGCTTTCGTTCGCATGCGCGCACTTGCGAGCCTCTGTTTTTTTGTCTGGGCAGCAGGCGCGGCGACCCCTTGGCGATCACGGGCCATCCTGCGCCGCACGGGTAGTCACGGGCACCCGATTAATCCGACACAGGGTAGGTCACTGGGCCGTCCCTATACCTATAGAGACACTGAGACGTCACGGGGAAGCACGGGCCACCCTATGACTCACGGGGACGCCTACGACGTCGCCTACTGCTGCCTACCAAGACAACCTATGAGCGGTAGGTGTGAGCTGCCCTAGAGCGACCTACGCGGCACGGGGAAGCACGGGCCGTCACGAGGATAGCCGGGAATACTTGAGTAAAGCGAGTGGTTATAAAGCGAGTTGGTTGACATGCCATTGAGACACGTTCAATATTCGATCCAACGCAGCTCCACTGCGCCGAAAAGTAAAGCGAATGGTTTACTAGAAAACGGAGTTACAATGAGCCAGTCAGCATCACAACAGGGGAAGCCCTTGGACATTCTCAAGACTGAAGCGGAAATCGCGAAGCTTCAGGTAGAGGCGGGGAAGCTGCTCGCTGAAACCCAAAAGCTCAACCGGGAAAGCCGGTTTATGCCTCTGGTGTACGGGGCAGCGCTGGTAGGCGCGGCGACGGCAATAGCGAAGCTGTTCATACACTAACCGGGTCGGGGCGGGCGTATGCGCTCGCCTCGAAGTAAAGCGAGTTGGCCTCAACCAAGGGGTTTAGGTGAGCGAAGAGCAGATTAAGGAATGGGGCAAGGGCTGGAACGATTGCACGCGCAACCGTCCGCCATCGGGGGATTCTCTGGCCTATCAGGCCGGGTATTTTGACGCACTCAAGTAAAGCGAGTTGGTGAGATGAAACGAGTTTATGCAATCGAGGCGGACGGGGAAGGCCCAGTGATCGCCGGTTTTACAGAGAGTCGCATGGTCTGCGCGGCGATTACCGCAGAGACGTCCGACGTGTTCGACGCTATCGAGATTAGCGGGTGTGCTTTTGTGGGTGGCGACGCTGTCGCACGATGCCCGGCTGCTACTGCTGAGTTTTTCAGCGTCTACCTGCACTACCGGGACGGCGGGGCGGATTGCGTGGGCGACTTTGCGACGGTCGAGCGTGCGCGTGCATACGCGGGACAGATTCGCGACGCGTTCGGCTGGCCCGTGCACGACTTCGCGAGGGCGTAACGATGGTGGTTGCCGAGCTGTATCGACGACAAACCCTGATGCCCGCCGAGCTACTTGAGCCGCTGACTCTGGCGGACGTGGCGGACGCAATCGAAATTCCGGAGATGAACGATGTTGAATAAGACGCAACGCGAATGCGCTTTGCACTGGTACGCGGTCAAGGGGTACTCCCTGCAAGCCATTGCGGATCACTTTGGGCTGACGCGCGACGAGATGGCGCGGGAGCTTTGCAACGCCCGCAAGTAAAGCGAGTTGGTAGGGGGGCAGAACGAAACCCGGGACGTCTCCGGGTCCGCACGTAAGGCGTGCGCTGATGAGTCCACACAACGAGGAACCGGAGAAAAACGGAATGAGCACTTACCGCGAAGGCGAGCACGTCACGAACCTGCACAACGAAACGGATTTGGACGCGTACAGCAAAGAGCGCGTAACGCCTGTCGGAAGCGTGTGGCGCATCGTCAAGATTGACGGCGACGACCATTACATCGTTTGTCCGGCGACAGGCGCGTCGATCATCCCGACCGCTGGGGAACTGGATACGCAGTTTGCACGGGCGAAGGCGTTTGTTTTCGACGTGAAGCTGTTTGCCACGATTAGTTTCAGTGCGTCTGATGAGGCGTCCGCGCGGCGACTGCTGGCCGATGCGCTGGAGTGCGCGGATGCGAACCTTGGCGAGATCAACGGGCAAACGATCGTGTGCGAAGTGTCGATTGACGGTACGGCCGATCTTGTCGAGATCGACGGCGAGTTTATTTGATTCCCTAGCCCGCGCATGCGGGGAGGTCGAAACGCCGGGAGGAGGACGCAGCTACGGCCCGGTGTCTACGCGTTAGGCGCGTACTGATGAGACCAACAAAACGGAGTAAGAGCATGACCGTGCAACGCCGAATTTATGTCGCCTGTCTCGCCGCGTACAACAGCGGCACCCTCTACGGGAAATGGATCGACTGCGAAGACAAAGACGCATTCGAGATTCAGGAAGAAGTCGACGAAATGTTAAAGGGCTCGCCGTGCCCCGATGCAGAGGAATGGGCTATCCACGATCACGAGGGGTTCGGCGGGCGGCTGGGCGAATATGACTCATTCGACCGCGTAGCGGAGCTGAATGAAGCCCTGAACGAACACGGGGATGCCCTGCTCGCCTACCTGAAAGCGTTCGGGGACGATGCGGAGATTGGGGACTTCAGCGGCGCGTACCGGGGGCAGTGGGACAGCGTAGAGGCTTTCGCGGAGGACTTCGCAATAGAAACGGAAAACATCAAGCCGGATCACCCGATGTTTTCCTATATCGATTGGGAATACTACTGGAACGGAAATTTGCGCCACTTCATCACGGAGCAGGACGGCTACTTCTTCTGGAACGACTGACCAGCGCAGGGACGCATTGCGCCCTGAAGTAAAGCGAGTTGGCCACAGGTCGAAACCCCTGCATGGGGTCTAGCGGTAGTGCCGCTACTGATGAGACCAACCTACGATAGGAGCGACGATGAACCATCAACGGAAAGAATTCCTGCGCCGCGAAATGCTCGGGTGTGCGAAGTGGGCGAACGCCTGCACGCGTCGCGGGGAACACGAAGAGGCGGCGAAGTGGAATGCTGAAGCGGCCCGGCGTCTTTCGCAGCTCAACGGCCTGCGCGGCAACTGGTAACCCCGGAGCCGACATGACTACACATGGCACGATCAAAACGGCGATGGCTCGCGCGTTCTTTGCGTCCGCCTACGCCGACCAGTGGGACGACGCGGGCATATCCGACCTGAACCCGTCCGGCCGAGATTGGATGGACCTGACGCCCGAAGATACCGATCCGGCCGCGCTGCACGCCGCTGAAACGCTCACGCATGACCTTGCACGGGCGAATCTGAAATGCCGGATGGACGGCGCATTCTCGCTCGATCTGCTGTACGCTGTCGCAGTCGCAGCGCAGCAGCGGGAAAGTACGATTGATGGCGACCGCGACTTGACGCCCGCCACGTTCGGTCACTACCTCGCAATGCAGGCGATGGGGACCGGTGTGGGCCTGCGCGACGCATTCGGCCGCGTCGTATGCGAGGCGATCCGCGTGCCCCGCGTCGAATTCGGCGGTTACTCGCTGAGCCGCGATTATTTCTAAGGTGACGTCGCGCAGGGTTCCCGGGGTGTGTGCTCAGGACAGCCTGGACCCGCCCAAACCTCCGCGCGGATTAACCCGACACAGGTTGACCTCCCTAGGGTCCCTTTGATCTATAAGAGAGGCACCCTAGAGCTGCCGGCCGTACCAGACCACCCGCCCGATGATGCAGAACTCGCGCTGATCTTCGGGGCTGCTGAGTGACACCTCGTAAGGCGGGTATTCCGGGTTGGCTGAGATCACCCGGACAGTTGCCGATCCGATCCACTGGAGCCGCTTGACCAATATCTGTCCATCCAGCCTTAGCACGTAGATGCCGTCCTGCGGAGTCGTCTGCGCGTGATTGATGAGGATGTTGTCGCCCTCGTGCAGCACGGGGTACATCGAGTCCCCATGAACGCGCAGGACGCTCAGGTCCTTCGGGTTGGCATGCAGGTAGTGCTCGACCCAGTGACGGCGGAAGGCCATGGTGAACCTCGACTTGGACTCGTCGCCCAACCAGAAGCCCGTCCCGGCCGACGCTTTGACGTCGTAGCGCGGCACGTACACAAACTCGCTGCTGGTGTCGTTCGGGCCGCGCGGTGCGATGGCCGGCGAGCTACCATTTGCTAACTCATCGCGCCCGAGCAACCAATCGATTGACCGTCCTGTTGCTTCACTGATTGCGAACAGTCCTTCAGCTTTGGGGATACTGCCGCGTTTGATGGTCTGCAATAGGCCGTCTGAGATACCGGCGGGCCGGCCCCAACTGTACAAGTTGTCGTGGCCTATGGCCGCGTATAGGCGCTCAAGGAATATAGCGGCCAGTCCTGCGTCGGTCATGACTCTCTCCTGCATTCGATAGGGGCGGCGCATGCGCTTCGCGCGAGTGTACGCGAACTCACCGTGCATTTGGGAGTTTTCAATCAATAGCTTCAGCCTATAGACACCCAGATAATAATCGCAAGATATGATTTGGGAGTTTGCATATGGGCGCTTACTATCCTTTCTGCGGCGACGTAAAGACGCAGCACGAACGGGGTAATCGACCTGAGAGGAGAGGCGAGTAAAGCGAATAGGCTAAAACCTTTTGATTATAAAGCGTCATGGTGTACATTAGCGAACTCTAACAACACTCTGTTACTTGGAGCTTCACCATGACTATGAAAGTTGACGATTCGACCAAGAAACTTCGTGCTCGCTTCGGCCGGTGGCTGAAGGAGAAGCGCGAAGAAGCCGGCCTGACGCAGCTCGACGTAGCCGTGGCGATCAACTACGGCTATCCCGTGTTTGTCAGCCAGCTTGAACGCGGAGTGAAGCAACTGCCTGAGCACGACTTGCTCGTCTGGGCATCCTTGCTGCGGGTCGATTCGGCGGAGTTCGCAAAGCAGTACATGTACTACTGCAAGCCATTTGTGTACGAAGCCCTGTATGGGAAGGACCCATATGCACTTGAAAAACTTCCGCGCAGCGGAAAACCCGCAGAGCCGAAGAAACGGGCTGGAAAGCCTGCAACGAAACGCGCGTGAGGTCCTCGGCGCTGAAGCCGTCGAGGAGATTGTCGAAGATATCCCGGGATGGGCCTGGTTCGCCGTGACCATCGGCGACCTCGAACTGACTGTCACGTATTACCCGACTGATGATGCCTTCGTCGTCAGCACATTCGAAGATCATACCCTCCTGCACACGCCCGCGCAGGACGGCACCGAAGCCGCATGGGAGACGCTGCGCCGTCTCCGCGATGCTCAGGGCCTCTCGCAATCTACGGGAGGCGTCTGATGCTCTACAAACGTCCCGATTCGGCAGTCTGGTGGTACAAGTTCGAGGTGGAGGGCCGGCTGTATCGCGGTTCCACCAAGACGTCCCTGAAGCGCGAAGCGCAGGCGGTCGAGGTCGACCGGCGCCGGGAGGCCCTGGAGGACCTGCGCCTCGCACGCGAAGGCGTGAAGCGCCTCGCGCTGTACGACGTTGCCACGAAGTGGCTGGCGGCGTCCGAGCTGACGCACAAGGACCACAAGGGGAACGTCAACCGAATACGGCGACTCTTTGGCGACCGCATGGTCCGCAAGGGCACCAAGTGGGAGCTGGAGTTGGGCGTGCGGTTCGGGCTGCCCAAGACGCTGATGGTTCACGAGATCACGCAGGGGCACCTCGTCGATCTGAAGTCCAAGCGACTCGCCGAGGGCCTCTCGAACGGGACGGTGAACCTGGAGATCGGCCTGGTCCAGACGCTTATGGGCTACGCGAAAAGCCTGAACGCGGTGATGCCGTCCAAGGAGATCGTGTGGAGCGATCGGCACAACCGAGCAGCCAGCCTGAAGCTGAAGCGTACGAAGGGGAAGCTCCGCTGGCTCACGCTGGATGAAGAGGCGGCGCTCTTGAAGGAACTGCGGCGGCGCGTGCGCCCTGACGATGTCGCGGGACAGGACAATCTGGATCTTGTGACGCTGTTGCTCGACACCGGGGCGCGGTACATGGAGATCGCGCAGATGCGTTGGCCCCAGGTCGACCTGGAGGCCGGGGTGATTTACCTCTATCGCTCGAAGGTGGACAACGAGGGCGGCTTGCGACTGACGAAGCGGGCGCACGAGATCCTGAAGCGGCGACGCGAAGCAACGTGGCCCAGGACCTACGTGTTCCCGGCACAGAACCCGGCGGGCCACAGTAAGAAGGTCTGGGCGACCGAAGATGCGTGCCGGGGCTATGCGGCGGGAGCGATTCAGGCGGCGATCACAGCTTGCGGGCTCAACGATGACCCTATGCGGGATCGCGTAACGCCCCACACCTTCCGGGACACCTTCGCGTCGCGACTGGTGCAGAAGGGCGTTTCATTGCTGAAGGTGTCGCTGCTGCTCGGTCACGCGAATCCGACGATGACCCAGAAGTACGCGCACCTCTGCCCCGACAGCACGGGGCGCGAGGCGGCTGACATCCTCAACAGCCTCCACGCGGATTAA